TATTATATTACTAATACCTTCTGCTTGACCTTTTTCTTTTGTTGTTAATAAGTTTTTCATGGATATTTCTATTTTATCAATAAATTCATCCATTGATAACGCATCTTTACATTTTTCATTTAAAAATACATTAATATTAAATTTCTGTTTTAAGTTATTATTATTATTATTATTACCAACCTTTGGTATAAGTTCTGTAATTTGTTGATTTTGTTCTTTTAATTGATTTCTTAATTCTTTATTTTCATTCATTAAAAAATTCATCTTCTCACTACTATCTGTCATAATTTTTATTATTAATGATTTTAATTCATCTTTATTATCTCCAGATTCAATAATTTGTTCTTCTTTATTATAATTACATGTTTTTTTATGTCTATATAACCCTTGTCTATATTTATATATCCTTCCACAATCACAAATGTATTCGGGGGATAAATCCTTTTCTACATGACAATTTGTAACCTCATTGTAACCATTTGTCCTTGTTTCATGTTTTTTAGTTTTTAAATGTTTATCAAAATCTTTTTTTACAGACGTATTGTAATGACATTCTTTACAACAATATTTTTTATTTTCCAAAGCGGATAATTTTGTAACCATCGGTAACCCTTATAATGGTTACATAAAAAATCCCTAAATACTTTCCGCAAAATATAATTTTTATAGTTCAGTAACACTTTTTATTTTTCATTTTTTAAAATAAGAGCATTATGCTCTAAACTCAGTTTTACACTTTTTTTTACAATTCTCAAATCGAAAAATGAAAATTGGACATAAAAAAATGTCCATTTTTCAAAAATGGAATGAAGAATTAAAAATAAAAAAAACGTTAATTGTTACTGACCAAACCATAACTTTATAAAATAAGGAATATTAATTTATTTTATAAAGCATATCAACATTGATATTTCTAATTAACAAAATTCGTTAATTTTCGTTAATTAAAAATTGATTTAAAAATATGCAAACAATATATAACAAAAATGGTTAATTATAATTGTGAGAGATGTGGAAAAGAATTCTCTCAAAAATCACACTATGACAGTCATAAACAGCGTAAAAAACCTTGTGAGAATAATATGGGTAAAATTAAAGAATTAGTAGATAAAGCAGTAGAAGAAAAATTAAAAGAACTGAATACAAATAATGTAGATAGTAAAGAAGATAAAGTTATAGAAGAAAAAATACAAAAACCATTTTTAAAATGGGTTGGAGGTAAAACCCAAATAATTAAAGAAATAATTTCAAAAATACCTACTGAAATAAATAATTATCATGAGCCATTTTTAGGTGGCGGAAGTGTGTTATTAGCAGTTTTATCATTAAGAAAACAAAATAAAATTATAATTAAAAATAAGATTTACGCTTATGATATTAATAATCCTCTAATAAATGTATATAAAAATATACAAAATAATAAAGATGAGCTTTATAGACTTATTAATTTATATATTAAAGAATATGATAGCATAAATGGTGTAGTAATTAATAGAAAACCCAAATCTTTAGAAGAAGCAAAAAGTTCAAAGGAAAGTTATTACTATTGGATAAGAGATAAATATAATAATATAGATAAAAATAGTATAGAATGCTCAGCATTATTTATGATAATAAATAAACTTTGTTTTAGAGGTATGTATAGAGAAGGACCAAATGGGTATAATGTTCCATATGGACATTATAAAAATACACCTACAATAATAAGTAAAGAAGAATTATATTATATTAGTGACTTAATGAAAGATGTTGAATTTACAAATAGTAATTTTAAGGAATCAATAAAAAATATAAAAGAAGGTGATTTTGTATATTTTGACCCACCATATGCTCCAGAGAATGAAAAGTCTTTTGTTGGTTATGTAGCAGATGGGTTTGATTTAGAAATGCATAAATCATTATTTAGTGAAATAAAAAAGTTAGATAAAATCAAATTTGTAATGAGTAATGCAAAGGTAGATTTGGTTGTTGATAATTTTAAAGAATATAATCATGAGGATATTATAGCAAGACGAGCAATAAATTCTAAGAAACCAGAATCAACAACAACAGAAGTAATCATTTATAATTAATTATTAAATTAATGATATCTTCTTTATATGTGCTACTATTACCCCAAAATATTGGAATACTTTTATATTGTAAATATTCAAGCTCAGCCTTACAATTATTTTTAAACCACTCTGATAAGCAATAAATATAAACTATATTAAATCCCGGAAAGGTTCTCTTATACTGCCAAATTTTAAAATCAGGTGTTTGTATTTTTTCACAGACAGAACCTTTACATTGTTGAAATTTTTTTTCTATAATAAATATATTTTTGTTTTCTTCATCTATATAACATTCATCAGGATTTTTACATCCATGTGCTTTCTCAATATTTTTATCAATATGTTTTTCCATACATTTGAATAAATTTGATTGCTTTGTTCTTATCATTTTTTTTTCACAATCTTTGAAAAATATATCTTGTGAATATTTTGACTCCTTTATTACAGTTAAACGGTCACTTAAATCTGTAATTTTTTCATAAGGTAAACCATTATTATTAGTATTTGAACCACCAGCTCCTTTACCTTTGTTAATAACATGTTCGTGATGAGTTTTATCTTCACTAGTCATGACTACTTATATTTTTAATATAATAAATAAAAAGTATTTAAATTTTTTTATTTTATAAAGCATATACACTATAAAATAAAATTGAATGTTATTTTCTATAATATTTGGATTATATACTAAAATGGAAGAAATGAAACAATCACAAAATCATGGTTTTAAATTTGAAGGTATGGTAAGAGAGAATGTATTTGATTTACAACCAAATAGCAATGATACAAATATACATGATATTCCATGTAGAGAGAATAAATTTACACCCTTGAAGATTTAAAATGGGACAAAATGTCCATAATAAATCAATAAGGTTTGCCCGTTTCAGAGCGTGTAAATTTTGGTTTTGCTGATTCGTCTAAATCAGCTGAAGAATTCTTGTTTCTAGATAAATAATTTGGTCGCTCTATATTATTTATCGCATTATATGCTATTTTATAAATATTTGTTGCACCATTAACATCTCTATTCCAATAACCACGTTTGTTTTTACAACAAATCAGTCCATGGACTAAGATATTTCCAGTTCTAAAAGGTCTAGGATTTTCTCGTATCATCATTTTACTACATATTCCGATTTCACAATTGGAACATCTACAACTAGTTCTAAATTCATCAACTAGATAAGTATTATATCCTGCTTTTCTAAATAAAGTTCGTATTCCCTTACCTTTTATTGGTTCTTTAAATTTTATATGTTGCTTCTGTTCAAAATCACCAAAACATACAACAACATCATTTTCATTACCAAATATTTTTTTGAAATGATTAATCATTTTTTGTTCGCTTCTTATTATATTTCTATAACTCTGCAATTTTAATTTTCTAAATATATATTTTTCATAAAAATTAAATAAAATATTATTTATTTCACTCTTTTTTTGGATATAATTTTTGAATTTACCAATATCAAGAGATTTACGATTAAATTTAGATAATTCAGTTTCCCACTCTATAATAGTTTTTCCATTAATTATTTCTTGTTTCAATTCTAATTGTATTTTTGAATATTTCTTTTTTTTTGTTTCTTTTCTTCGTTGGTCTTGTGAATAACGAAAATGATTTGCGTCTTTATTATCGTTATCAACACAATAAATTAAATCACATTTTCCTGGATCAATCCCAACTATTTTTTTATTTTGTAGTTGTGAATAATCTTTTAATTCATCAATATATTCTTCATTATTCAAACCCTTTTTCATATTTGGAAGACGCTTACCTACTAAATCTTTTCGCAATAATAATAATGAACAACTAATACCATCTGTTTCTATCATATGATGAAATTCATAATGCTTTTTATGAAAACATTTTCTTTCTACTCTAAAAAAGAATTTCCATATTTTATTCTCATTTCGTTTCAAATTACCATTTGTTAAGTATTCACATTTATTACCTTGTGTTTTAGTCATTAATAAATGAACTAATGTTGTAGTATCTAAACGGATATGTTTTGGAATTACTTCATTTCTCATAGGAAATACATTAAGTGTAGTTTGATTTTCTTTTTCAACTTGTTTCATCATAAAAATCATACAAGGAAAATATTCTAGTGGAGTGCACTGTAAATCATAATACAAATTTTTTTTGAATTGTTTTATAGGAACTATTATATTTTTTTGTTCTTTAATCCATTTATGATACATATTGTGTGATTTATATTCACTAGTTTCTACATTTAATATATCAGTTTTGATTTTTCGCAATTGATTACATAATTTATTAATTTTAATATCTTTTTCTTGCTTTGTAATATTCATTTTGCGAATTTTACTTATTAAAAATGCTTTTTTCCAAATAACATTTACATATCTTTCTACATATTCAACATAATGCAATTTAATATTATTTTCATACATAGTAAGAATATCAATAGTAAGATAATCTAAAATAGTATTCATATGAGTATATTCCAATTGTTCATCTTTAATAAGTGATTTGAAATGTGTATTATAAAATGTTGTTAATGTATCTTTAAGGTCTTTAATTTCTTTTTTTGGTGGTCTTCCTGTAGCCTTTTCATTACATAATATTTTCATACATGAATTAATAAAAACTTTATCAATATTAGGCAACGCATTATGTATATTGTAATAATCTAATAAATATAATTTCATAAACATAAGAACATTAATAACGATTTTATTGCATTGAATAACAGCATTTGTAATTTTTGGTAAATTAATGTCAGGGTGTTTCAATACATTTTTCAAGGAAATTTTAATACCTTTGAAAAAATCAGTTGGTATATTTTCATTTCCATCCATTATAATATTCCTAAACATTTTTATTTTAAGTCATTTTACGCAAAATATAATATTCTTGTATTTTAGATAATTATATAAATGCCATTAGAAGATTTTGGAACTTATAAAGATGGTTCGTCAGTTTATAAAGATAAACACGGTTATTACATTTATCAATGAGACATAGTTAAAGAGGTTGAATATAAAAAATATTTAAAAAATTGGAAACCACCTAAAAGTGATACAAGATTAATTTTAGATAAAAAAACTAAAAAATGGAAAATAGTAAAATCAAAAATGCCAAAAAAGTCAAAAAAAACTAAAAAGTCAAGAAAAAGTAAATCAAGAAAAAGCAAAACAAAAAAGAGATAATTTGATTATCAAAAATTATAATTTAGTAAAAGTATATTGATGTGTTCGTATTTCTTTACCATTATTACTT